TTAATATTCATATGTTTTTAAGCGAGCAAAGCTTTTAGGAATCCCATGTATCTCGGCGACTTCTTGAATTGATAGATTAGTATTTTCGTAATCAGAAATCATGTCATCAGATAATAAAAGTTCAACAGCGAATGTATTTGCTTCAACTTCTAAGCGATCCACAGAGAAAAGAGTTTGATTTCTCAGAAATGGCGTGTTTGCTTTTGGATGAAGTAGCGCATGACCAAGTTCATGCGCACATACAAACCGTTGTGTAATTTCATCTATTTGATTGTTTATATGGATAAACTTCATTCTTTTATAAGTGCTATAAAATCCAAGTGTATTTCCTAGGTTTTCAAACATAACACTGATATCTTTACGGCTAGCAATTTCGAATGGATTTGTTGTTTGATGTTTTTCTACGATGTATAGTACGTATTCTTTAATGTCCATTATCAATTCACTCCATTCATTATTTTTTATACTTTTTTGGAGTGAATTTTTGTTTTGCCATTTTTTTAGCCATGCGCATAGATTTTTCAAGTGACATACGAATTAATTCTTTTGTATCGTCATCGATAGGTTCACCATCAAACATTAAGGCATCTTCACTGTTGTCTAAATCTTCTAGTGTTCTTTCTAAGTCACGAGCTATATCGCGTTCTTCTTTAGGTGAAAGGGTAATTGGATCTATAGATTTAAGTTCTAGATAACCGATTTCTTCAAGTAAATCAGATTTATTTGTATTTAAGGCTTTAGCAATTTGTTCGATAACAGCTAATGTTGGCTCTACAGGTTTTCCGTTTCTAGGATCTATACCTTTTTCTAATTTATCTATATAAGAATGGCTCAGTTGGCATCGCGCCGCAAACTCTCTTAATGAGAGATTTTTCTCTTTTCTATATTCATTTATGATATTCCCTAATGTTTTCATTATTTGTACCTCCTAGAATACAATTGTAATCAAATGTTTACAAAAAAGCTAAAAAAAATATGTACTACATAGTTGACACTTTTGTATTCAATGGGTTACAATTTATTTGTAAACAAATGAATACAGAGGTGATGAGTTGAACTGTGTAGCTGAAATCAGAAAGAAGATGGGGATATCGCAAGAATCGCTTGCTAAAAAGGCTAGAATATCAAGACCGTATCTATCTGATATTGAAAATCACAAAAAACAACCAAGTGTAAGTACAGCAATTAGAATTGCTAAATCGCTAGGTAGTAAGGTTGAAGATATTTTTTTCGATAATTTGTAAAACATGGTGTACAAAAAGGAGGACCAATAATAATGTCAGTAATCAAACAAACATCTTCTGATAAAGACACCAAGACAATTAAGTCTGGAAACGTAACAATAGTAATTCATTCAAACTTAGTTAATATGTCGTCAGAAGAACGAAAACATTGGTTTCAAAAGGAACAAGAAAATAAAAATCCAGTTCTTATGCGACTCAATGAAGTCATCCATAAAATTAATATGGAATTATCTACTAATTAACATTTTAATACCTTAACAACTAAATATGGAGGCGAACAGATATGGGAACAAGTATATATAGCAATTCTTCAATTAGTAACTTGTTGCAAAATGCGAGAGAGTGTTGTGAAAAGGTCGAATTAAAGACTAAGAAAGGATTAGCGAAGTATCTTGGTATTACATACGAACGTCTAATACGTATTGAAGCTGGTCAATCTAAACCAGAATTCGAACTAGCAATGGATTGGTGTGATGCAACAGGAGCAAGGCTAAACAAACAAGCTATTAAACATATTTATGGTGTTGGCTTACCTCCTACAGATCCACGTTTAACGCAAGATATTAATTTGCAACTAATGAATTACATCAAACAAGCCGAGGAAGGAATAGCAGCAGCAAAGGAAATTATGAATTTGCAAGTTACAACACGTTCATGGAAGCTGAGTGAACAAAAGAAACACGAATATGCAATGCATGCAAAAGAAATATTCGATATGATCCAAGCGACTCAATGTGTAGTTCAATCATTAACGCAAGTTAACTCGGAAATTATGGATCAAATACAAAGAAGTTGGTTGCAAAAAGCGATGTCTGAAAACGTCATTATACATTCAGTAGAAAGCTTAATGAATCTAACGAAAGCATTGTAAGGGAGAGATAAAAATGACTGTAGATTATATAAATCCTAGTTTAGAAGAGTATAAAAAGTTAGTTCGTCTTGACGCAAAGCTAGCAGGTGAAATTAAATTAGCGGAAACATTTGCGGAGGATGAAAACTTAGAGGAATTAAAAAGAGAGAAGAAGTTAATTGGCATTCGAATCAAAATTATTGAAGCTTCATTCGTTTTAAAACATAAATGGGCAAAAGAAAAAGCTACCGCCTAGACAACAGTAGCTCGCAATATATTTCACAAAGCAATTATAACATTATATAAATCATTTGGACAAGCGTTGTGCTTGTCGTTATGACCAGAAAGGGATTGTTACCTCCCATCCCCTTACCATACGCCTTTCTGGTTGTAACGATGCGTACAGCATCAATTTAAAAAGAAGAGGGGTGTAGTTTATGGCTATTAAACAGAATCATTTACAAACAATTGTACTTCCAAAGGATGTGGAGTTTGCAGCTACGTTATCTAAGTGCATGTTGCAGTATATGAACAATGCATTGGCATCTGAAACATCAGAAGAGTACGAGCGTTGGTATAAGGAGTTTGATCGCTGTTCTCAAGAACTTTTAGCACTGAGAAAAAAGAAGGAAGAATACGAAGTATCAAAAAGTTACCGTGTCATTATTACTGATTTACGCTTAAGAGGTGTTAAAGCTGAGTTAGTAACTCGCAAAAAATAAAAAATCTATCACTCGGCAAAGTGATAGATGAAGGCTCTTGAAAAAATTAAGTTAGGTCAATTATACCAAATTAAACCATGTAAAAGCAATGGAGCGTGTTAGATGCTTTTAGACAAATCATTACATAGAGTGTTGCTGAATCCTAAACTTCTTCAGCAATCGACATCAGATCAGCACCTTATTTACTTAGTAAAGCAATATCTCAAAACAGGATATAAGAATTATCGCTTATTACGTGTAGAGGACGGATTTGCGATATGTAAACGGGAGGATGAATAATATGGCAGTTTATAGACAAGTACAAGTTTCATTTTGGCAGGATGCAAAAGTTATTGAGGAAATGACTCCAGAAGATAAATTATTTAACTTGTATCTTCTAACTAATCCACGTACTACACAAATTGGAGTGTACCAAATTACGAAAAAGCAAATGGCTTTTGATTTAGGTTATTCCATGGAAAGTGTTAATGCGCTCTTAGAGCGTTTTGAAAAACATCATAAATTAGTTAAGTACAATCCAGAAACACGGGAGTTGGCCATTATTAATTGGGGGAAATATAACCTTAATAGAGGTGGGAAACCAGTTGAGGATTGTATCCGTAAGGAATTAGATGGAGTGGCAGATGTTAGCTTAGTTGCATTAGTATCAGCAAAGGTTAAAAGCGATAAAATTCGTGCTATTTTTGAAGAATTTATTAATGCGAACGATACGTCCGACGATACGTCCACGACAGGTGGGCAAGAAGAAAAAGAAGAAGAAGAAAAAGAAGAAGAACAACAACAAGAACGCGCAGGCGCGGAAGAAGTTGTTGAGGTTAATCCAATTTCCTTTTACGAGCAGAACTTCGGATTCATTACACCTTTTATTGCAGAGGGTATTCACAATTGGATTGATGATTTAAATGCAGAGCTTGTTGTAAAGGCTATGCAAATTGCTTTAGAGAAAAACACGAGAAATATGAATTACGTAAATACGATTTTAAGGGATTGGCATCTTAAGGGATTGAAAACAGTAGCAGATGTTGAGGCAGCCGATCAAGCATTTCGTGCTCAACGATTAGCAAAAGGTCAACAATCTACGCAAGCACCTTATCAAAATAAAGGTTTATCAGCATCTACCCAAAACGTATTACAGCAGCAAGAAGCGTGGAAACAAAACATTCCAACAGAAGAAGAACTTGCAGCACTTAACCAACAGAATGCGTGGTTAGCCCAATGAGTAACGATATGATTCGTAATGTAGAAGCTGAACAAAGTGTTTTAGGTAGCATCATTCAAGAAGGTGATTTAATTAAAGATTGTCAGCTTAAAGTAAAACAGTTTTCTTTACCAACACATCAAATGATTTTTAAAGCAATGAGAGAGCTAGAAGATGCGGAGGTTCCGATAGATCTTGTGGCTCTCATTGGAAAGTTTGATGAAAGCTTTATGCATCAAATTGGTGGGATTGAATTCTTTGTAAACTTAACAGAAATTGTAACAACAACTAAAAACTTCTCATATCACGAAGGGTTAGTAATTGAAGCTTGGAAGATGCGACACGCTCAGGAGGTTGCTGGTAACTTATATAACCGCCTTCAGCAAGATAAGGATATGAGCGCGATTAGTGCTTCAATTGATGAACTAAGCGCTATTGAAGAAACAGGTTATTCAGATGAATTTAACTTGAAAGAAACACTTGTTGATTTGTATAAGGAAATGCAGGTTGATGTAGGTGATTTAACCGGTATACCAACTGGTTACGATGATTTAAACAGAATGACCTCTGGATTACAAGAGGGCGATTTAATCATTGTTGGCGCTAGGCCTTCAATGGGAAAAACAGCATTTGTATTAAACGTCGCTTTCCATGCAGCAAGTGCACAAACAGCAACAGGAGTATTTTCGCTAGAGATGGGAGAAAAACAGTTAATCAAGCGTATGATTTCAAGTACCGGAAATATAGATGCTACGAAATTAAAGAACCCTAAAAAATTATGTGATTTAAAGGATTGGGAAAAAATTAGTCAGGCAATGGGATTGATAAATGATTTGCCATTAGAAATTTATGATAAAGCAAATGTAACGATGCAAGAAATTTATGCTAAGACTAGGAAATTGAAGCGAAAGCATCCTGATAAAAAAGTATTAATTGCAATTGATTATTTGCAACTTATTGTAGGCGATCCGAAACACAAAGGAAATCGCATGCAAGAAATTGGTGAGATTAGTCGCAAGTTGAAACTAATGGCTCGAGAGTTAAATGTATGCGTGGTCGCATTATCGCAATTAAGTCGCGCTGTTGAAAGTAGACAAGATAAGAGACCGTTACTGTCAGACTTACGTGAGAATGGTCAAATTGAGCAAGACGCAGACCTAATCGCATTCTTATATCGTGAAGATTATTATGACCGTGAAACAGAAAATAAAAATATAACGGAAATCATTTTAGCAAAACAGAGAAATGGTCCAGTTGGTGTTGTGGAATTAGCATTTATTAAAGAATTTAGTAAGTTCGTAGGATTAGAGCGGAAGTTTGATAACCGACAGGGGGCTTAATGATGCTGTTACGTCAAGAAGTAGAACGTAGAAAACTAGTAATTATTCGTAAATTATTGGGATTGGGATTAGCTGAAATTAACGGGAAAACATTAGACCAACTAACATTAACGCAGCTTGAGGAAATCTTAATTGCAAGCTTACAAGTATTGGAGGGAACTTATAATGCCCAAGCAACTAACAATCTTTGATGTGGAACCAGTCGTATCATTTGATTCTAAGAAAGCTAAGATCCATCGTGTTAATTCAAAACTACGGTATGCAGATGTAGTTGTACAAATACCACGTCAAGCAAAAGCGACTGATGAATTAAAACCAACGACAGCACCTGACGAACGTTATGAGTTATTTGAAGACTACGCAATTGGGATTTGGCGTTATAAACGAGCGGAGGATAAACAATTTGTTTGGGAAGAAGCTGAAGAAATGTGTAAGCGAGCAAGAGATGAAAAAGAGCCGATTCCAATTCGGCTCCATCTGTCACTGGAACAATCATTTGTTCCAGAAAACGTTTTGCAATATTTATAGACAAATAAAAAAGCTGAGATCACTCTCAACTTACTTCGACAAAGTAATTATAACATATTTGGGAGTGGTTTCGGTGGGGATTATTAAAGAAAATGTTGCAGAAATGAAGGCTGAAATTTCTTTGATAGAAAATATGATTTACGTTGTGAAAGATGGACAGATTCATCAGATTGAACCACCAACAACTGGTCATGGTGAACAATCCTTTGTATATAAAAGTGGAAAAGTAACTCGTATGGATGAACGGAAAACGCAGTTAATCTAATAAAGGATAGTGAGGAACGGAATGAAGTTAAGTGTGAAAATTAAACGTTTAAATAAATTAGTGGAGATTCCTAAATATGCGAAGCCTGGTGACGCGGGCTTCGATCTAGTAGCAGCAGAGGATGTAGTTATTAAGCCTGGGGAAACAAAAGTAATACCTACAGGACTTGCGTTCGAAATTCCACCAGGATATGAAATGCAAATAAGACCACGTAGCGGAATGTCACGTAAAACAAAGTTACGAGTAGTTTTAGGAACTATTGATAGTGGATATAGGGGAGAAGTTGGGGTAATTGCAGATAACGCTTCAATCGTAGAATACACATCTCAGCCAAGGCTATTAAAGGGAGCATTTGTTGGAGATAACGACTTCAATGTTACGAAAGCAACAAAGTATGAGGTTATCAAAATTCAAAAAGGGGACCGCATTGCTCAAGGCGTCATAGCGCCAGTGGAAACAGCTCATTTTGAAGAAGTGGACGAGCTATCGGATAGTGAAAGAGGAAAAAATGGGTTCGGATCTACGGGAGTAAAGTAAGACCAAATTTGAATTTGGTAGAAAAAGGAGAATGGATATGGACAAAAAAATCACTTTTAAAGCTAAGAAGGATATCTTTTGGGAGGACTGGGGGCATTTAAGATTGGTTTTTTCAAGAGGGAATGTGTATCCAGGCATTCTTCATAAAGATGGAAGTGTTACAGCAGAGACGCCTTATTATGAAGGGATTTCTGATTACGTAGATATAGATTCTATAGAAATAATTTAAACTAAAGCGTTATTTGAATAGAAAATGGCAGGTAGTTGACTAAGTTACCTGCCGAGTGCCTAAACAATCCGGAGGAACAAGCTCCGTTTTGAAAGAGTGTAGTCATGGGAAGTGACTTGTAGATAGTATGTGTAATGTAAAAAAAGATTATTCGTAAGGGGAATGTGAAATGAAAAGGCTGAATGACTTAGAATTTATACAAAACGGAATGGTGTTAGTGGATGTCGAGGGGCGAGAAGGTACGATTACAGGCATCAGGGAAGTAGAAGGATTCGGAACTTGGGTGCAATTCAATGGAAATCAAAAGCAGGAAGTTATGTGGGACTGGAATCGTGTGCGTGATGATGTATTGGTGAAGGATGGAACTTATACAAACTAAACAAAATAGTTATTTGGGAGAAAGCGAGGAAAAGAAATGAATACAGTAACAGTTAATATTCAAGCAACGATTATAAAGGGAGCGTTAACAGGAGTTTCTGGAAGAGTTGTAGGCTTTGATAGTGAGATGGATATGGTAAGTATTGAGGTTGATGAAGATACATTTATTGAAACTAAATCAGGAAACGTTAAGCAAAATTAGTACAAAATCGTTATTTAAGTATAAATAGAGCGCCTTCAGAGAAAGGCGCCCTATGGCCAAGAATTGTATCGAGAAGGATCCTAAATGAATAATAATGAAATGATCATGATTATTGTATGTATGTGTTTAATGAATGTGAGTTTTTTGTTTCATAACAATCGAAAAAGAGCACACATGTAAGTATGATCTTGGACAAGAAAGGTAGATTTCCATGAGTGGAGAGTCTCTCCATACATTAATATATGCTTGTCCAGTTAAAAGGTGAAAGGTTTTAATAAAATGGTTATTTGGAAAGAGTTCAGCCCCTAACGGTGCGCTGCTAGGGGCTGAACTCTTGAGAACTTTTATTAAAATTACATGAGGTTGATCAGTGAATGTAACTATCGATCTCTCGCATTATAACACTAAATAAATTAAAGTTACAACTTAATATTTGTATTTAGTAATGGAGGGGATGGAACAGATGAGACATACAAGAAATAGACAGATGACAAAAATAGGTGAAGAAAATTTTATGAGCATGAAGAATATCAAAATCTCAACGATACGAAAGCCTGATGGGAAGTTTCCTAATAGATTAGATCAAACTTTTAAATGGGATAGAAAGATGGGGAGAGTTCAGTGGTCGTTTAAAACTGAACATACTAAAACTACTATGTTTGCACTTTTAAAATATCCATCGGTACCACGCTGGTTCAATGTAAAGCTAAATAGAAAGGGAGAATAGTATGAGTGGAATCTTAGCAAAGTTCTCTTATAAGCAATTACATGCAATGAAGCATGCCATTTTGAAATATATGTTACGGGATGGAATTACTGAAGATGATTTCAAGAGCGAACAGGCATTGCTACTTAAAATCAATTATCTAATTGAAGAGATGAATGTGCAAAATAATATCAATCAAAACTGAACAAAAACGCTATTTGGGAAGGAAGGAGAATGAACAGTGAAGGTAAAGGAGTACGTCGTTTATAAAGGTGAATCATTCGTATGTGTCGGGACCATACTGCAATGCGCTCAATATATGGGCGTACGTCCTGAAACTGTTAAATTTTATAAGAGGCCAGCGTATAAGAGACGAGTGGCGGAACGGAAGAATGCTAGGAATTATATAACTGTTACGGAACTTGATGAAGATTAGTATAAAAATTTCATTTTGTAGAAAAGGGGAATGGATATGAATGAAGAGGTAAAACAGTTGGTGAATAATACGTTATGCTACTTTCCTAAGTCATTTGTAAACAGTGGAAATGAGTTAATATTTGAACCTAAAAACAACCTGTATTTTCGATTAGATGATATAGAGAGCGAATTGGATTTTAAGTGTAAACTGTTCGCATGGTTATCAAGACCTATTAGTAAGGGATTGAGCCCATATTGGTCAAAAAAGGTTCTGAAGAGCTTTAATTGGTTATTAGGGACAAGCTTCACTAAAGAAGAAATGAGATTAATCTACACATATTTAGGAAATGGAACAAACAAATCGCTGTGCATTGAATTCGTAAAATCTGATTATGACTTATCATTATTGATTCCAGAAAACAAAAGAGCAGCTAGTAAAAGCTAACTGCTCGGTTCTCCAAGGGGGAACAAGGAGAAAAGATTACCGTGTCATCTATATTATTGACGGAATATTGAGTTTTATTCAGGAGGGGGAGATGAAAATGACAGAAAAAACAGAGCCTAAAATGGTTCCTATGGCATCTTATGGGTGGAATAATGAAAAACAATGTGTAGAGTTCCAATTGTTAATAAATGAAGAAATATATGTAATGCCAGTTTATGAGAAAGACGTAAGAGGTATGGAACAATTTTTCTGGTTAAGGAAAAATAACTTAATAAAATAATCCTTTGGCGATAAAATGATAATTTTTCGCCACAAGTGGAGAAAAAGAAGATTTAGAAATTATTAAGTAAAATCCTTTAAAAAGTTAAAAAAATGCAAGAAAATGATATAATAATAGCAATTAAACATTTAGTCCTACTGGAAGAACCAGCGGACACTGAACTACAAAGAGCATTAGTGATATTGCTCTGTAGTTTGGTGTCCGCTTTTTTTATTTTGCTTAGAGGTGATGGGAATGAAAAAGATTCGTAATCAGCAGCAAAAGGAACAGAATAGGCAGCGTAAGAAAGAAAAATTAAGTGTTCGAGATATAGAGGAATTAATGGGCATTCGTAGACCAAGATATGAGCGTGGTCATGGCGGTGCTTTTAGACAAAAATAAAAAATTGGAGGAATTAATGTGAATAAACAATTAGAATTTCAAATGCCTGTTATTGATGAGGAAAAGACAAAGGATTCAGTAGAAGAAGTATTTGAAGAGTACAGACGATATTTAGCGATGTTACCGAGTGATTTACTTCCTAAAGTAACACCATCGTATTCAATTGTTCCTCCATGTGTAACGAATGAATTTAATAGCTCTACAGAAAATATTGCTATTGAGAGAATTCAATTTGAAGAAGCTAGAGAAAGGTTCATGAAATGGATTCATAGGGCAGTTAATAGATTACCAAAGAGAGAAAGAAAAATTATATATATGTATTATATGGAAGAGTATAAAGGGTACGATCCAGACATAATGGATGAAGTTAAATTAGGTAGAACTACATATTACAAAGTGAAAGGGAAAGCTCTATTACGTTTGGCCTTTAGTTTACGAAAAGAAGTGTTTAAGCAAAGTACGCAAAACGGAGAGGTAGAAACAGCATGAACATTGTACAACCAATTCGAGATAAAGAAATAATACAAGAAATAAAAGAATTCTATAAGAAGCAGAATGAGAGGAATTACATTCTGTTTCTTCTTGGTATTAATACAGGGTTCAGAATATCGGATATATTACGTTTACGCGTTCGTGATGTTGAGGGATGGAATATTGTAATACGTGAAAAGAAAACAAGGAAGATTAAAGATGTGAAGATGCCTTCGGAACTGAAGAGGGCAATTAGGAATTATACAGAAGGAAAACCGAAGACTGAATATCTGATTAAGAGTAGGAATGGAAAGAATAAACCAATTACTCGTGCAATGGCTTATGTAATATTAAATCAAGCGGCAGAAGAGTTTGGATTAGAACGTATTGGGACTCATTCACTTAGAAAAACATATGGATATCATCATTACAAACAATTTAAAGATGTAGTTGCTTTGCAAAAGATGCTAAATCACACGGATCAGAAAGAAACATTACGGTACATCGGAATGGAACAAGATACGTTAAATGATTATCAAAGGAAGTTCAGAATATAATTCCTTTATTTTTTTATCACTTATTGAATTAGCTTTAAACTGAAAGTGTCAAATTCATTTTTATAAAATGCGAAAGAGATTGATATATCTAAGGTTAAACGGGATAGGTGAATTTAACACAATCTAGTTTATAGCTAATTCATTTACAAGGATTAAAGAGAATATTTATTCAAAACTATACGAAAAGAGGCTGAAAAAACGATGAGGAAAATAACAGGAAGTATTGATGGGTTAAATTGTGGTTCAGTAATTTATGATGAAGTGGAGCAGAACTTGCGAGAAACATTGGAAAGCGATACAGAAGCAAGACAAGCATTTCTTTCTCCGATTATTAAGGGGGCAGGTGATGATATTCAATTAATAGGAGGTATTGATTGGAGTTCTGGTAAAGATTGGTCAGTCATAGTAAGACATCCAAGATTGTTAGCTAAAAAGAAGAAATGAAAAACGCGAACTATTCGTGAACTATTTGCGAACTATTTACGGACACGTTTTGGTTTTTAACATGATATATTTGTATTGTGAGAAGTGGCGGAAAACATTTCTCACAAAATTCCTGATAATGAAAATGGATCGTCATGACCGGTGGCGATGGTTGCAGATTGGATGGATAGTTGTTTCTTGATTTCACATTCAATTGCAATTTATGTTATTCAAGCGAAGAAGGGCTTTTGCTCTTCTTCCAGTTACTTAATAAGATTGGCGCAGATGAAGGCAACAACATTAGGTGATTGGAAAAAGAATAAAACTTCACGTACCACAATTAAAATACAAATGAATTATTGAGAGAAAAGCATCCATTCGGGTGCTTTTTATTTTTGAGGAGGATGAAGGGTGGAAACTAAAACATTAGTACTTAAACCTGTAAAGCAATATAAGATTGATCCGAATAAAATCCAATCATTAGATGATGTGATTTCTATTTTGAAAAATGTAACGATATATGTGAATGGTGAAGAAGCATTAGAAGGTCTTGAACATTTAATTGAAAAGGATAATGAGCAATGCAATTAACTAAACTTGAAAATGCGATTGCTATCGGTACAATCCTTAATGCTATTGGTGAAGAGAATCTTAAAGATTACGTGGAATTAGAATCATTGCGACCAGTAGTTAAAGAATTAAATAGGTTAAACAAAAGAACGAAGCCGAAAGAAAAGAAAGAAGCGATAACAAGTTTAATAGGCAAGTTAATGAGTGAGGTGTGAGATATGGAAACACATGAGCTTATTCAGTTAATAAGAGATAACAAGCTTATGAAGTTCTATAAGTCTAGGGAATGGCGTGAACTAAGGCTCAAGGCATTAAAGAGAGATAACTTTGAATGTTGTATGTGTAGAGATAAAGGGAAGTATCGTAAGGCTGATTGTGTTCATCACATCAAGGAAGTGAAAGAATATCCAGAGCTTGCTTTAACATTTGATAACCTTATGTCTCTATGTAATACATGTCATAACGAAGTACATGACCGTTTAAGGGCACAGGACAAGCTACCAGCGTTTGTTAATGAAGAGAGATGGTAAAACATGATAATAAACGATAACGGTCGTGAGTACGACACTGAGTATCTTGAAAGAGTAGCAACGTTAGAACCTGAGGATAGAACAAGTGTAGAGCGAGACATCTTTAATGTTGGTGCTCGTTTTATTTATTATAGGTACACTCAAATCAGAGACATTATCAATCGTAATAAATGTAATAACTTAACGATTGATAAAGTGAAACAACTTTTAGATATAGATAGAGTTCAAATGTTCTTGCCAATTTCAGAAGAAGAAATAAATTATACTATTTCTTTTGTTGAAAGATATATACGAATTAAATAAGTCCCCCCCTTAAAATAAAATCGACTTTCTTTCGGGGGAGCTTTCAACGGGAGGGGGAGAGCGGAAAAAACATTTTTTTATTTTTTAAAGTAAAGGGGGGGTATGGTTGCGGAAACTATCTAAAAAGATGCAAATTAAAGAAGATTTATTACAACAATTGGAAGTCGCAGAAATGGATAACGCAGTATACATTGATCTAGTTGATAAGTACATGGCTATGTGGGATGCATCAAGAGCTTTAGAAAGAGAATGGAAAAAAGAAAGAATGGTTTCATGGGATAATGGTGGCGGTCAGAAAGGTACTAAACCAAACCCTGCTGGAAAAGAATATCGTGAAACAATTAAAAGTATGACAGAACTTCTGAAGAAGATGGGACTAGAAAGCTTAAATAAGGATGAAGGCGAAGAAGATGTATAACTATCACCCTTACATTGATGATTACATGAGGATGGTTGAAGACGGGGAAATTCAAGCTTGTAAAGAACAAAAACAACTGATGGAATTTTTACGTTGGAAGTTAGATCAGCCGGGAGTCATCATTGATGCAGAAGCAATTGAAAACTCCGTGAGTGTCCCGGAAAAATATTTTCCTTTCGAATTATTTGCGTGGCAAAGATTTTGTAATGCATTTATTTATGGTGTTAAATATGAAAATGGTAAGTTGATGTTCAATCGATTTTTTATGTTGCTAGGTCGCGGTGCTGGAAAGAACGGTTATATTGCCTATAATTGTTTTCATATGATGACAGGGCATCATGGCATAAGGAGTTATGACATAGATATTGTTGCGACATCAGAAAAACAAGCGAAAACATCATTTGAAGATGTATACAATGTTTTGGATGATCCTAAGTTTTCAAAGAAAATGAAAAAGGTATTTTATAAATCTAAGATGTTAATTCAACATCGTAAAACAAAATCAAAGTTAGAATATAATACTTCAAACGCTCGAACAAAAGATGGTAAGCGTAGTGGAGTTGTTATCTTTGATGAAATCCATGAATATGAAAACTACGATAGTGTGAAGGTTTTCACATCGGGATTAGGTAAGAAAAAAGATCCACGTACGTTTTACATTACAACAGATGGACGTGTGCGTGGTGGTGTATTAGACGACTTAAAAGAAGAAGCTCAAATGGTTCTTAATAAAGAGCTTCCTCAATCAACTTTATTCCCTTTTATTTGTAAATTGGACCATGAATCGGAAGTAGACAATGAGGAAATGTGGGAGAAAGCAAATCCATCATATCCTTATAATGAAAACCTTCAAGATGAGATGAAACAAGAATATCACGATATGCAACATAATAGTTCTTTCCGTATAGAGTTCATGACTAAACGTATGAATCTACCAATGGAAGATGTATTGAAAGAGGTCGCAACATATGAAGAGCGTTTAGCGACTGAGCAAGCATTACCGGAAAATATACAAGGTATGGAATGTATTGGGGCAGTAGACTTTGCACAAATTAGAGATTTCTGTTCAGTAGGACTACTATTTAAAGCAAATGGGAAACGTTATTGGCTTCAACATACTTTCATGCATCATACAGCTCCAAAATTACAAGACATTAATCAAGACATAATTAAAATAGCTATTGAAAAAGGTCTGTTAACAGTTGTATATGATAAATCAATAAGTGCGGAACATGTATTAAATTGGTTTGTTATGATGAACAAGACATATCGTATTAAGAAAGTTAGCATGGACTTGTATCGTTCTACAATTTTAAAAGAAGCATTAACTACAGCAGGATTTGAAGTTGAAATTGTACGTCGTGGACCAGCTACACATAGCATGTTAGCCCCGCTTGTAGAGGAAATGTTTATTAAACAAACAATTGTTTTCGGTGATGATCCTCTTATGCGTTGGTATGTTGGTAATGTATACAAAGAAGAAAAAATGAATGGAAATATTGAATATAAAAAGATTGATAAAGAAAAGCGGAAAACAGATGGGTTTTTCGCCTTTTTGCATGCCTTAAATTTTGATTCGGAATTAAGTGAACATAAACAACTCACTCCGGGAACGTTCAAAGTAAGAACTTATTAGAAAGGTAGGTGAAGGAATGGGATTAATAGATTGGATAGGCGGTTGGTTTGGAAAGAGAAACAGGGAAGTACTAAAAAGTTATTTGTATGAGTCTTCTCTTGATTTTTATTTTAAAAAATTAGCTGTAAATACTTGTGTAGATCTAATTGCGAACACGCTTGTATGTTGTGAGTTCCAAACTTTTGAAAAAGGAAAAGAAGTCCGAAATGAAAACCATTATTTATTTAATGTACAGCCAAATCAAAATCAAAACGCATCTCAATTTATGCATAGCTTAGTTTCACATTTGATTTATGATAACGAGTGTTTAGTAATAATGCATAACGATCAACTTTATGTAGCCGATAGCTTCAATAAAGAAGAATTTGCATTAAGAGAAAATTGGTATACAAATGTTACAATAAATGATTTCACTTTTACCCAGAAGGTATTTAAAGAGAGTGAAGTTTTTTACTTTCAATTAAATGATGAAAATATCATGAATGTAATAGATGGTTTATATGGAAGCTGGGGAAAGTTAATTACTTCTGCAACAAACATTTATAAGCGCTCTAATGCTATGCGAGTTGTAGTGAAAGGCGATTTTTTAAGACCGCAAACTGATGAGATGCAAGAACAAATTGATGCAATGTTTAATGACCAGTTTAAAACATTTTTCGAAGCGGATAATGCAGGTGCCGTTTTCCAATTACAAGATGGATACGAATTAGATAATTTCAGCAATACTTCAAAGGGAAATAAATTAGATAGTCGAGATATTAAATCATTGGTAGATGACATTATTGATTTTGTTTCTATGGCTTTTCATGTACCAAAAGGAATGTTAAAAGGTGATGTGGTTGATGTATCTAAACAAACGGATAATTTCCTTATGTTTTGTATCAATCCACTTATAAAATTAATTACAGATGAAATAAATCGGAAGTTTTATACAAAAGAAGAGTACTTAGGGCGAACATATTTGAAAGTTGATACAAGTCGAATTAAACATGTGGACATTACAGAGCTTGCAAATGCTTGTGATGTATTTTTCCGAATTGGTGTAAATTCAATTAATGATATTTTACGAATGTTAGGGCGTGAACCTATAGATGAGGAATGGGCAGAAATGCGTTATGTTACTAAGAACTATGAATCAGTTGAAAATGCCGAGTCATTAAAGGGAGGTGAGAAAAATGACGGTTATGGAAATACCAAAAATAAAAAATAGATTTGAAGTACTTAATAGCGCAAATACAGAAGAAACAGACCTATATATGTATGGAAGTATTTCAGCATATTCTTGGTATGATGGTATCTCAAGTAGTAAAGTACGAGAACAATTAAAAAACGTTACAGCGAAAACAATTAATGTTCACATTAATAGTGGTGGCGGCGATGTATTTGAATCTATAGCTATCTCTAATTTATTAAAAAATCATTCGGCAACTATTGTTGTACACATCGATGGTTTGGCGGCAAGTGGTGCATCTGTTATTGCGATGGCAGCAGATAAAATTATAATGCCAAAAAATACAATGATGATGATTCATAAAGCATGGACATATGCAGCAGGTAATGCTGAGGGATTACGTAAGGTTGCAGATCGTCTTGATAAAATTGATAATGCAGTAACAGAAAGTTATACATCTCGTTTTGTTGGAGAAAAAAGTGAATTAGAATCACTATTAGCAGAAGAAACTTGGTTAACTGCTGAAGAGTGTAAAACATTTGGCTTCTGTGATGAAATTTCGGATGAAATAGTAATTCCAGACGATAACGAAGAAGATGACGACGAAGAATTAGAACCTGCAAAAGCAAAGATATTAAATAAATATAAAACATCGGCTCAAGTGCAAGCTGAACCGAAAGAAACAACTAAAAATAGCAAAACAGCGTTATTTACATTGTTAACAGCGTTAAACACTCCAAATAGGTAGTGTTTTTTATTTTGTATAAAACAGGAGGAAATCGAAGATGACAATTAAAAATTTAGATCGTGAAGCACAAAAACAAAATGAAATGAGAGAGAAATTATTAAATGCAATGAATAGTGGAGATGAAGAACAAGCTGCGGCTGCAATGGTTGAATTTGCAAACTCTATTCAACAAAATATTATCAATGAAGCACGACAAGCTGTAAACGAAGATTTATCAGATCAACAAGTGATGGTAAGTCGCGGTCTTCAAGTTTTAACAAAGGATGAGCAATCTTATTATAACGAAGTTATCGCAAATAAAGGATTTGCAGGTACAGAAACATTAGTACCGGCTACTGTATTTGAGCGTGTATTCGAATATTTACGTGTAAACCATGCATTATTAAATCATATTCAATTCGTAAACACTACTGGTGTAACACAATGGGTAGTGAAAAAGGGCTATGTACAGTCTGCTTGGTGGGGCAAGCTTTGTGAAGAAATTAAAGAATTATTAGATGATGGATTTGAAGTTATCGCAACAAATTTATATAAATTAAGTGCTTATGTTCCAATTTGTAACGCTATGTTAGATTTGGGACCAATTTGGTTAGATCGTTATGTACGTGAGATTTTAGCTGAATCGATGGCAATTGCATTAGAAGAAGCGATTGTTAATGGTACTGGTAAAGATCAACCGATTGGAATGATGAAAGATTTAAAAGCAGCAGTAACCAATGGGGTATATAGCGATAAAACAGCTACTCCTCTTACTGATTTAACACCAGAATCATTAGGCGAAAAGGTAATGGCTCCACTTACTAATGGCGGACGTCGTGCAGTAAGTAATGCGCTTATAATTGTCAATCCATTAGATTATTGGGAAAAAATATTCCCATCAACAACATTTTTAACACAAAATGGTGTTTATGTATCTGGTGTACTTCCAATTCCAGCTACAGTTGAGCAATCATTAGCTGTTCCAAAAGGTAAAATGGTTGCTGGTATCGCAAGTGATTATTTTATGGGTGTTGGTTCAACTCAAAAGATGGAAAGTTCAAAGGAATATCGTTTCTTAGAGGATGAAACTGTATATCTATCTAAACAATACGCAAATGGTCGTCCAAAAGATAATGATTCATTCTTAGTATTTGATATTAGCGCTTTAAAAGCTGGCGATAAAGGAACAACTACACCCTAGTCAATCCTCCGCATTAAGAGTGGAGGAAATCGATTTTAATAATATGTTAAAACCGGAATTAGTTGCATATGCAAATCAACATAACATAGATATTTCTTCGGCGACTTTGAAAGATGATATTCGAAAAATTATAGAAGAAGCAGTAACAAGTGGTGGTTAAAATGGAACAAACGTTAAACGAAACATTACTTGAAGATGTGAAAAGTCGTTTAAGAATTACTTGGAATGATGAAGATAAACAATTAATAAAAACAATTGAACGAGGAAAGGCGTATTTACAAAAACTTTGTGGTACGTCTTTTTCTTTTGAAGAAGAAGATCAAGTTAAGCAATTACTTATTGAACGATGTAGATATGAGTATAACAACGGTCTTGAGGATTTTGAAAAGAATTTCCGCGGAGAATTGCAGCGTTTAATTCTAGAATCTGCCTTGAAAGAGAGGGCAAAAGGTGAAGTCATACAATGAAACGTTTAATGATGGTTTTTTGAGATATGGACGCACAGAAACAAAGCGTAGTGAAAATGCAAAACGGATCAAAGGTGTTTTTGCTGAAGAGGGAAGATTAGCTTTTAGAGAATTGTCGGCACGTGACAGTGACTATCAATCTTGCGGATCATTAAATGCAAAGCTAGATAAGAAGGTAAAGACTTTATTCCCACCTTCTTTTCGTTCTGTTAATAAAAACAAATTAAAAGTAGTTATAGATCAATTGGAATACGATGTTATAAAAGTTGATTCAGACAAACAGTATTTATATTTCTATTTACAGGAAGTAGGTGGACATAGTGCTGAGTAACGAACAATCAAAAAAGCGACTCAAGAAAATGAATAGCTTGTTAATTGGAAAATTAAACGAAGCATTCAATGTGGAGATTTATCAAGATCAAGTAAGTGAAGATGAAGAAGAAGATTATCACTACTTCATATTTGAGACAGGCGGCTTTGAAAAAACAGAAAATAAATTAACACTTAAGCAACATGTTTTAATTCGTTATTACTCTGAAAATCGAGATGACTTAGATGAAAGAATGCTAGATATTATTGCAACACTTGAGGCTACAGGACATTCTTTTCAACGTTCTGATAAAACATCTATTCAAAAAGGAGAAACCGACGAATACATTGATGAAATTGAAATTTATGTAACGAGACTTGTTAAATATGGCTGCTAATTCATGGAGTGTTGAGTTTGGTGATATTGAAGCCTTAGAAAGAAAAATGAAACAAATACCAAGGAAATCAGAGCAAACGCTTAATAGAGTTTTGCATACTGACGGTGTGAATCTTGCAGTTGAGTCCATTCAGCCTAAAATTCCAGTTTCTACATGGAAAGGGCGAGTGAGAAATAAAAAACACGCCAAAGATCAAAAAGCTTTAACGAATAGCAAATTAAACTTAGGTTTTATGATTCGTCCAACGCCTAGATTCAATTATTTAAAGTATCCCGATTTAGGAATAGGAAACTCAAAGAAAAACACACCGCGAAAAATATTAGAGCGTGGTTTGCAAACAGCTACGCCAAAGATATCAGAACGCTTAAATACAGAATTAGATAAGGTTATCAATCAAACATTAGGAGGTTAATCATAATGGCAAAAACAGTTATTGAAGAATTTGATTCTATGTCATTTACAAACGTAGGTATTCAATTTATTGAGGGTAGTGTTCAGCAAACAGGAACAAAGTTCGGTTGCGTCGGAACAATTGAAGGTGAAACGGAAATGCTTGAAATGGTAAAAAAATGTGAAGGGTTAGAGGTTAAAAAGACTTCTAAGCCTACTAAAATGACTTTGACTCTTTCTGGTCATTTACGTGTAGACGTACTTAGAAAGATTTTCGGAATTAAGACAGAGGGCTTAAAAGCTGGTGTATGGTCTTACGGGACAAAATCAAAAGGAAAATCATTTGTTTTAACCGCGGATGTAATTGATGAATTTGCAGATTTAAAGAAAATGGTTGCCTTTTCTAATTGTGCATCTACGACGGGATTCAAATTTAAGGTAGAAAACGGTGCGGATGAATTAGCAGAGACAGAATTAGAATTTACAGCACTTAAAGATAGTAACGGTGAATTCTATTATGAAGCATTATTTGATGAAGTCGACGATGTGCAGGTAAAAGAGAAATGGCATACACAATTCACACCAAGCCTTGTGAAACTGTAAAAATAACAGTAATAACTCTATCAAAAAAGGGGACAAGTAACCTATGAAAGTCCAAATCGTAAAATTAAAAGAAATAGAAGTTGTAAATGTAGATGGGTACTTTAAGGTAATTGAAAAAAATCATCAAACAGTTCCTTGCTTTATTACGAACGCCGCAATGCAGCGAGGGCAAAGTTTAGGTTTAATTGAACAATCAATGATGCAAAGCTTATTTAAAATGAAGGATTTAGCAACTATGAATCCTAATGAAATCGATAGTGATGCATTGCAGAATTTTAATGAAATTGAGATACAAAAAGTCATTTATTTAGGCTGTTTAGGGGCGAATAAACAGTTCCCATATGACTTTGAAGAATTTATTGAAAGATTCCATTATTCTTTTGAAGAAACAATGAAGCTGTATACCAAGTTAATTTCAAATATAACAAATGGAAATACAAATAATTTTGCTAAAGGATTAGCGGCTAGTACAAAGTCCACAGGAAAAAAGAAATAAAGCCACCGAAAATAAACATTGAATGCGTAGAGGACAAATATGTTCTCTACGTTTTAATTTATGGGATTGATCCAGAAGTTTTTTGGCATTTTCCCGTCGCATCGGTGGAGCGAATAGCAGAAGGGAAGCTTGCCTTTGATAGTTGGAAAGCTAATCCACGCTAAGAAAAGGCAGGTGAAAATATGGCGAATGGACCAGAGTCAAGAATAACGTTTAAGGTTTTTAATCAAGAATTTAATAAAGCAATGGGCGAAATGAAGAATGAAAGTTCTAAGTTACGCCAAGAGTTCACATTGCAACAAGAACAACTTAAATTAAGTGGGACAGAAACCGAAAAATTAAATGCTAAGTTAGGATACTTACAACAGCAACAGCAATTAGCTGCACAAAAGGTTGCAGCTACAGAACAGCAATTAAGTAAAGCTAAAGAAATGTATGGTGAAAATTCTACTGAAGTTGAAAAATTATCTCGTCAGCTAGGAAACGCTCAAATTGCTGAACAGAAATTTTCGAATCAGATCAAAGAAACCGAATCAGCTTTACAAAGATTAGAGCAACAAAACAGTAGTACAGCACAAGCCATAAATAAACTAGGAACAGAAGAAACAGAGCTTGTAAATAAATCAGCGAAATTACGTGCAGAGTATGATTTGCAACGCGCATCATTAGGCAATAACGCTACAGAATCAGAAAAGTTAGGTGCAAAGCTTCAGTACCTAAGTCAAGCGCAACAAAACGCCGCACAACAAACGAAAAACTGTGAACAACAGTTAGCGGCAGCTAAATCACAGTATGGTGAAAATTCCGCTGAAGTTAATAAACTAGAAACGAAGTTATTACAGTTAAATACAGCAGAGCAACAACTGAAAAACCAAATTGAAACCACAAATCGAAGTCTGAAAGAACAAGAAGATGAAGCAAAAAGAGTAGCAAGTTCAACCAAGCAATTAGAAACTCTTTTTGAAGCAACTGGAACTAGTGTAGATCATTTTGCGAATGCATTAGGTGGTCATTTAACGTCAGCGATTAAGCAAGGAACAGCCTCATCTTCTCAATTAGATGAGGCTATTAAACGTATTGGACGGGAAGCATTAGGAGCAGAAACGGATATAGAGAAATTACAAAGGGCTCTCCGGTCTGTAGATGATGGTAATTCAATACGGCAAGTGCAAAATGAATTAAGAAACCTGCAGCAAGAAGCCGAAAGAACAGAGAAGAAGTTTGAAGGGCTAAAAGTAGGACTTGAAAATGTTATCGGTGGTATGGCAGCAGGTGGCGGAATTGCAGCCGCTATTGAAAAATCGATGGATATGTCAAAGCTACAAACCAAAATTGACATAAGTTTCAATGTCCCGGAATCCTCTAAAAAATCTGTAGAGGAAGCTGTAAGGGGCATTTCAGCATATGGATTAGATGCTGAAGAAGCTCTTGAAGGTGTAAGGAGACAATGGGCATTAAATAAAGATGTTAGTGATGAAGCAAATGCTTCTTTTGTAAAAAGCGCAGCTGTTATTTCTCAATCATATGCAGGTATTGATTTCACGGAATTAATTCAAGAGGTAAATGAAGTAGGTAGCGAATTAGGTCTTACACAGGAAGGCGCTCTTGGATTAACAAATGCCTTGCTTAATATGGGTTTCCCACCAGAACAATTAGATATCATTGCTGAATACGGCGGGCAGCTTACGCGAGCTGGCTACAATGCTGAAGAAGTGCAAGCGATTATGGCAGCTGGGGTCGAAACCGGAACGTGGAATATCGATAATCTCTTGGACGGATTAAAAGAAGGTCGTATTAAAGCGGCTGAATTTGGTCAAGGTGTCGATAAAGCTATGACAGAAGCTCTTGAAGGTACAAAAATTTCAGCAGAACAAGTCCAAAAATGGGGAGTAGCTGTAGCGAACGGTGGTAAAGCAGGTTCAGTAGCAATGACTGAAATTGCACAGGCTTTATCAGAGGTTGATGATGAAACCAAACGGAATGAATTAGGTGTTAAATTTTTCGGAACAATGTATGAAGATCAAGGGCAAAATATCATTAATACTTTGCTAGGTGCGAAAGATAAAACTATTGATTTCGGAAAGCAACAGGATCAATTGAATGATTCCATTAAGAAAATGGATGCAAACCCAGCAGTTAAATTCCAAAAAGCAATGCAAGATTTACAAATGGCTCTTAAACCTGTTCTTGGAGTTATAGCTGATGTTGTTGCTAAAATCGCGGATTGGATTTCTAACAATCCAAAATTAGCGGCTACCTTGGGAGCTATAGCAATAGCTATAGGAGTGATTTCAGGAGCGTTTATGGCGTTAGCGCCAATAGTTGTCGTCATATCGGGGATAGGAGCCGCAATGATGGGGTGGATAGCAGCAATTGCTTTGATTGTAGCCGCTGTGGTTGCTTTAGGTGTAGTTATATATAAAAATTGGGATTCTATCACGAAATGGACCATTGACGCTTGGAATGCAATTGGAGATTTCTTAGTAGGAATATGGACAGGTATAGCACAATGGGCGAGTGATACATGGAATAGTATTAGTGAATCCACATCATCCATATGGAATTCAATTAAAGAATATTTAATAGAACTATGGAATGGAATAAAGGATTTATTAACAGAAACATGGAATACAATGGTCGGAAACACTACAGAAATATGGAATTCAATTGTCGAATACTTAACTGGAGTTTGGAATGGTGTAGTTGAGACATTATCAGTAGCTTGGAACAGTATTAAACAAACAACTTCTGAAGTTTGGACAGCGATTAGTGAGTTTTTCATTAGTATATGGAATGGACTAGTTGCTTTTATAACGCCTGTACTACAAGGAATTGCTGATTTCTTTTCTATGATCTGGAATGGCATTTCAACAGTTATTCAATCTGTATGGAATTTCATTACTCAATACTTACAAGCGATTTGGACAGCGATTTTATACTTTGCTACTCCGATATTTGAAAGTATCAAGAATTTCATTTCTGAATGCTGGAATAAGATTAAATCTACTACAAACCTTGTATGGGAAGCGATTAAGAATTTCTTAGTTTCCTGTTGGAATGGTCTTGTAGCATTTGTTGTGCCTATTTTTGAAAAAATTAAGTCTTGGATCATTGCGGTGTGGAATACAATCAGCTCAACAACAAAAAATGTATGGAATGCAGTGAGAAACTTCTTACAATCATGTTGGAATGGGCTAGTTTCTTTTGTAGTACCAATTTTCAATTCAATAAAAGATTGGATTATAAGTACATGGAACAAAATCAGTTCTACAACAAGCGCGATATGGAATAACGTTAAAAACTTCCTTTATAGCGTATGGAATTCAATAGTTTCTGTGGCGGCTTCTATTTTTAATAGTATTAAAGATGTTATTTCAGGTGTATGGAATAAGGTTAGTAACACAAGTAGTAACGTGTGGTCCTGGCTTAAAGGGGCGCTTACTAGTATATGGAATGACATTAAATCAACAGCATCTTCTGTATGGTATGGATTGACAGATGTAATTATGACACCAGTGTATTGGGTTACTAACGCTGTTACCAGAGCCTTTTATGGTATGCAATCGGCTGTACTTGGTGTATGGAGTGGGCTTAAAAGCAGCATAAAAGCAGCTATAAACGGGATTATCTATATGATAAATAAGTTCATTTATGCATTTAATACCCCAGCACAATTATTAAATCGAATCCCGGGAGTAAACGCTCCTATGATTCCATATGTTCCAATGCTTGCAAAGGGTGGACATGTTTTAGGTGATGGACAATTTATTGCCGGTGAGGCTGGTCCCGAGTTATTTAGTAAAAAGGGGAATAAAGTATCTGTAACACCATTAAGTTCTTCTGAAAGAATGGGTGGAATTGGTGGACAGCTAGATTTAGTAACCAAAAATGCAGTATCCACAATACAAAATGTAGCTTCTCAATTGGCGCAAATGGTGACTTATGATGTACCAAACGCATTAGGAGAAGCACTTTTAGCAAGTGTACCTAATATTTCCGCAGCAACTTCTGGTGGTGCTAATCAGCAACCAATTGAAGTTAATTTTTATAATACTGTACGAAATGATAAAGATATTGACCGCATGTTTGAAAAAGCCGATGATTGGTTTACGCAAAAAGGACGTAACTTAAATATTGGAATAGGGAGGAATTTATTTGCTAGATATGGGAATTGATAAGGAATTAGCGAGTGACTATAAAATATGCATGGTAGATCGTCCTGCTATTCCAACAGCAAAACAAAAAATAGAATATATAGAAGTACCAGGTAGACATGGTGCATTAACAAAAAAAGGGGCGTTCGAGGACGTCCCTTTAAAAATTAAGTTTAACTTATTGGAAGAAGAAAATATAAAACCTTTAATCCGACGCATCAAGGCATGGCTCATGAATGGCAAAACACTATATTTCACTGATGATAATGTGTATCGAAAAATTAAATCTGTAGAAATTGGTGATATCGCAAATGAGATTGAAGAGTATGGAGAGTTTCAAGTTGAATTTACTCTTGACCCTTTTGAATACACTGAAGATATAAGTTTAAAACTAGATAAGCCTGGTGTTATTTATAATCCTGGAACGTTCGAATCAGAACCAAAACTATGGATTGTTGGTGTTGGAAATTTAAGAGTAACAATTAATGATATTTCTTTTAGAATAAAGAATGTTATAGGTTCTGTAGTAGTAGATTCTGAGATATTAGAAGCATATTTAGATACCGTATCATTAAATAATGTGATGGAAGGGGAATTTCCAATACTAAAAGTAGGACCTAATAACATACAGTGGTCAGAAAATGTTGAATATATACAAATAAAACCACGGTGGAGATATTTATGATTACGCTATACAAAGCAGATGAGACTAATTTTACTAACAATGGAATTGGTATTTTAGATAAACATATTTATAACGCAACTGTTGAGGAAGAACTCAACGGTTTATTTGCATTTACATTTAGTTATCCTTTATTTGCACCACATGGAATCAAAATTGATGGTATGAGTATTATTAAAGTCCCTACACCAGATGGTGAACAATTATTCCGTGTAGTTAATCCACGACCAAATATGGGCGAATTAACGGTACAATGTTATCACATTTTTTATGATTTAACAGAAAATCTGATTGAAGATATATTTATACAATCAACAAATGGAAACGGAGCAATGAACCGTTTATCTACAGGGTGTCAATACAAACATCCTTTTGTTTTTTACTCTGACATTACAACAACAGCAAGTGCGCGTATCGTAAGGAAAAACCCGGTCGAAGCTCTTTTAGATAAGGGGCAAGATAATTCATTTATAAATCGTTGGGGCGGCGAGTTACAGAGAGATAACTTTGATGTGAAAATGTTGAGAAATCGTGGCATGAATCGTGGTGTTGTGATTGAACATAAGAAAAATTTACTTGGCTATGAAGGGAGTGTTGATTGGAAAAGTCCTATCACTAAAATTATGCCTCAAGGATTTGATGGTCTACTTCTTCCAGAAAAATATGTAGATAGTCCAAATATTATTAAATACCCTCACCCTAAAATAAGAGTGATGGAATTTAAACATATTAAAGCAGCAATTGGTGAATATGCAGATGATAAAGATGCTGTTCCTTTAGAGGAAGCGTATAGATTATTACGTCGAGCCGCCGAGGACATGTACACGATTCAAAAGGTTGATCTTCCAAAAGCTACATATAAAGTTGAATTCCAAGAACTTTCTCAAACAGAGGAGTATAAAGATTATGCTGTTTTACAGCAGGTATATTTAGGTGATACCGTCACTGTTAAACATAAAGAAGATAATCTTGATATTCAAGCGAAAGCTATTTCTTATAAATATGATCCAATAAAAAAAGAATATATAGAAATAACTTTAGGTAATTTTAAAGAGTCTTTTACAAATGTGGTTGGCAAATTAGATCAAATTCAAAATGAAATTTTAGAAATGCCCAGCTCTATATTAGAAGCCGCAAAGGAAAACGCAACAAACCTTATTAACTCTGGGTTTGGTGGGCATGTTCGTGTTTATCCTGATCGTATTTTAATTATGGATACCAAGGATGAAATGACTGCTAAAAAGGTTTGGCAATGGAATATCAATGGATTGGGGTATTCTTCTAGAGGAATAAATGGACCCTATGGAACAGCTATTACAAATGATGGACGAATTGTTGCGGATTTTATTACCGCTGGAACACTTACTGGTGATTTAGTACGTGGCGGTGAGGTAACTGGTTCAACCTTACGCACAAACGACGGTTGGAACTATGTTCACATTCAAAAGCAATTCATCCGTTTAATGGAGTCGGATTTATGCAGAGTTTTTCTTGGATACTATAATGATCGCACAGGTCAAATTCAACCAACAGTTGTATTGGGAGGGGATTCTAGTTTTCAAGACGGTTCTGTTGTCTTAAGTAAACAGCCAACGCAAGGATTCTTAGGAATAATAAATGGAAAAGATTCTTATGGAGACCCTTATTTCGTAAGTTCAGTTGCTTTCAAAAGATCAGGTGATTTGAATCTTAGTGCCGGAATGAATGGTAATGTAACTGTTAAATCTGGTAAAGGTATAGGTCATTATGCGCAAGGTGGCTCGTTTTGGGCAGAGGCAACGGGCGGGATAACATTAAACGGCGGGGCTAAAACCGTATGGTTGGAAAGTCAGTCTTCTATTGTTTGCAGCTTAAACGGAAAAAATATGCTTGATGTAGTGGATAACAATGGAGAAACGGATTTACGATTTCAAACATTATTACTTAGAAATGGAGCAGTACCTGGTTATGCAGGTAAATTACAGGTTAAATCTGGTTCGGGTACTTCGTATGCACCTGTAATGGCGAGTAATTTTGAAACATCATCACAACGTAAGTATAAAACGAACATTAAAGATGTACAGATTAATGCTTTAGAAAAAATTATGGGATTAAATATTCAACAATATAATTTGAAAACAGAAATGGAACAATTGTATGAAATGCGGATGAATCGTCAAGACAACGAACCGGTACTTACCACTAACGATATCCAAACTCGTTACGGTTGGATTGCGGATGATGAAAGTAACCCTGAGTGTTTTGTTACAAAAGAAAGAAATGCAGCTGAAATATATTCTTCTCTATCTCTTCAGATTAGAGCGTTTCAAGAAGAAAAGGTTGCAAAGGATGCTGAAATCATTGCATTAAAAGAAAAAATTAATGAACTTGAAGCGAAAGATAAAGATTTCGAAGATAGGTTACTAGCACTAGAACAAAAAAACCTATAAAAGATTTAATCAAAAGCATGCACAAGCAGGCTTTTTTATTTTGATAAAAAGGAGTGTAATTAATGAACAATCAATCTTATGAAATTACTGTAGATACACAAAAATCTATTAATCATTCTAATATAGAATTTTCTCAAAATAATTTAAATATTTCAGAACTTATCTTCAATATTACTGAAGACGGAAAAGAATTACCTTTAAATGATACAGATGAAATTATTGTATATTTTAAAAAACCAGATAAAACAGTCGTATTTCAAGATAAAGAAATTGAGCTGTTAGATAAAACAAAAGGGAAAATTAAAGTATTATTGACGACACAAACCCTTGTGAAAGCTGGAGATGTTGAAGGTGAAATTTCTATTGGACGAGTAGAGAATGGAACGAAAAAACGTACAAGTACCTATGGTTTTAGTTTCAAAGTACGTTCTTCACTCGCTTCAAACGATTCAATTGAATCTACAAATGAGTTTCAAATGTTTGATCAGTTATTAGAATTAGGGAAACAAGATATTCCGGCTATAATTGCTTCAAAAGAAACAGCAGAACAAGCGTTAAAAAAATCAGATGAGAATGCAAATCAAATTGGGATTTTGTCTAAAGATGTCAGTGAAAATAACAGTTACTACTTTAGTACTAAACTGAATAATACAATTAATTTTAGAGATTTAACACCAGATAAGATTTATCAAATGTTAGATACAATAAGTCATCCGTATCTCTCATCACAATCATTAGGAAAAGATCAATCAGGTCAATATGATGTTAAATTTTATAAATATGAGCCAAGAGGTTTTCAACAAACCGTATATATAATTGGGGCAATTCATGGATGGGAGGATTTTGGTCCTTATGCAATTGTACAATTACTTAAAATTCTAACTGGGTCAGAAGCACAATTACCTCCACAACTTAAAAACATTAAAGAAAAAGTTCGTATTTTAACAATACCGATCGTAAATCCTTGGGGAATGTATCAGAATCCTAAAAAACGGCAGAATTCTAATGGAGTGGATTTAAACCGTAATTTTAATTGGAATTGGGCAAGTAATAAGACGGGACAACCTTGGGATTATGATTATAAAGGTACCGCGCCTTTTTCAGAAAAGGAAAGTCAATATGTCAAAAAGGTTTTCGACGACTATAAAGGTAAAATTTCAGCTTTTATTGATATACACAATCAAGAATACTCAAATCAATGGGACTATTTAGTATACCCTGACGATCGAATGGTAAAAGAATTGGGATTGATGCTGAATTATTTAACAAAGGATATGACGAATCCAGTCATTGTCAATACCGTTGGATATAACGATTCAAGTTCCAATAACTACGCAAGTAAAGTCATGAACATTCCGAGTACGAATATTGAAGCTGTAATTGGTAGGTTCGGAAATATCGGGGGTGATGTAGATAACAATAAGTGGTTGGAATTTGTATTTAATACTGTATTAGTAGCTTCTACTTATTATGCTATTGATAATTCATTACCTGGATTTTCTGTCAAAAATATTAATAAAACTTACTTAGATGGTACAGTAGTATTAACAAATAATGTTTTAACAGATATAGCTGAAAGTGTAGTTACCTTTATCCCACCATTTACCGGTCATGTTACAGTCAATGGGTATTTGTTAGCGAAACAAAGCAACTCAGCGGATATATTTGTATCAAGACTAGTAATGGAACAACCTGGATTCATTACACAGTTAAGTTCATTTAATAATGCTTATACTACAGGTACAGTTAATCCTATAATCCCACTCGATTTACGTATACCTGTAAAATCTGGTTTACCTGTTACCCTTAAAATTGTAGGGATGAATCAAGGCTCTGGTACTTGTAACATTAAGCGATTTAATATGAGTATACTCTATCAAGTTGGTAGTGATTTGAATTTATTTAGTCCTGGTGCAATGGAAGGATTCACTTACGCTTAATATTCTTAATAAAATACGGCTTTGAGTAAAAATTCAATTCATAGATCAGGAGGAGCGACTTCGCTTCTCTTTTTATTTTGAGGAGATGATCAGTGTGAAACGAATAGTAGACCAAGCAATTTATGAAAAGTATGTTAGCCAAGAAAACAAAAACCTAGTCAAAGATTTTCTAATCGAAAAGAAAGCACAAGGGAAAGCGGCAAGCACTTTACAGCAATATCATTGGGATTTACGAATTATTTTGTTTCTATTACATCAACACTTCGAAAATAAAAATCTAATTGAATTAACACGTAAGGATATTCGAAACTTATCTATTATTTTTCAAGAGCTGGGAATGTCTAATGCACGTGTAAATGGACTGATGAGTGCATTAAGGTCCGCGTTAGAGTTTTGTGCGGATGATGACGACTATGATTATGAATTTAATGTAGGCTCACGGGTTAGAGGATTACCTAAGAATCCAGTCAGAGAAATCACTTTTATAACTGAAGAACAAATTGAGTGGTTAATCGATGAATTACTTGAACAAGAGAAATATATGTTAGCAACCTATTTAGCGCTTTCTTACTACAGTGCAGCAAGGAAGAATGAAGTTTACCAAGTTCAAAAAGAAGAACTAACAGAACGTTATTTTACGAATGTAGTACGTGGTAAGCGAGGTAAGAAATTCAGATTGTATTATAATCCCCGAGTACAGAAATGTATTCGTTTATATATAGAACAGCGCGGTAAAGATGCTATTCCAGATTTGTTCGTACGAGTTTATAAGAATGGTGAACGGAAACTTTTAAATAAGAGCGTATTTAATTACTGGTGCAAGATATTCGCTAAGATGTTATACGAAAAAGAAGGTAAGGAATATAAAATTAATCCTCACTGTTTTCGTCATAGCAGATTAGATAATTTAAAAGTGCAAGGTGTACCACTCGAAAAATTAAAATCACTTGCAAATCATTCGGATATTTCGACAACACAATCCTATTTAAAAGATAGGAGTGAGGAAGATATTGCAGATATTTTCGGAATGGATCCAAGTTGCTTTGCAGCTTAAAAGGAGGCTTAATAAATGCCAGAACAAAAACATGATGACTTTAAGGAATTATTAGTTGGATTAACAAGGGTGGAAACAAAGTTAGATACGCTTGGTAACGTTAAGGATGTTGCAATTGAAGCGCAGCAGTCAGCGAAAAGTGCTCATTTGAGGATTGATCGATTAGATAAATTAGTATTTTGGATTGGTACTACAGTAGTTGGAGCTATTATCACCGGTGGGATAATGGCTCTTTTTAAATTCGCAGGGAAGTGATCGTATATACGGTCACTTTTTTTATTGAAAGGAGGTGAGGTTATGAAAAACTTTGATGCAGCTTCAATTAGTCGTTATGTCGTATTAGTAATCGCTGTGATTAACAGTGTTTTGAATCTTATTGGGTACCAAACGATTGATGACAAAATCACAAATGATTTAGTGGCAGTAATTACAGGAGCTTTCACTCTATATATGGCATGGAAGAATAACTATTTAAGCAATAAAGGATTACAACAAAAAGATGTATTACAAAAAAATAACCTACACTAAAAGGAGATGTTGAACAATGGGTTGTTTCGCAGGGTCAGGTGGTCACAATAGTATCGTACAAGGTGCAAATAGTGTTTATGGGAAAGAACATGTGGAGGACAGAAAGTTTCTTGATGCGGTTGCTAAATATGTACAAACAGCTGGATGGAAGTATGTGAATTGTTCTGATGAAGTTGGAACAACAAAAGAGGCAGTTTGGAGTAATGCAGCTAATAATCATTTACGTGTAAAAGATAGCGATGTAGATTTACAGTTTCATTTAAATGCTTCTCCAGGTGGTACAGGGTGTGAAGTGTGGTTACATCCTTCATACGGAAATAGAGAATTGGCGGCAAAGATTTCAAAGGTAATGGCTGATGCATTTGGATTGAGAGATCGAGGGATTAAATTAACAACAGATTTAGGATGGATTAATAAAACTAAGACTGGATTACTCCCTGAAATTTGCTTTATCGATAATGAAACAGATATGCAAAAATACCGTGCTAACTTTGATAAGGCAGCTAAAGCGGTAGCTGAGGTTATTGTTGGCAAATCAATTCAAACAAACCTAAATGATGGAGGAGTAGAGATTATCGTGAATAAATTTAGTAAAGTTGTTACGTATGAATTTGGCACAGCGTTAGTACCTGAGATGTTAGGAATGATGGATGCTCTTGGGTATGAATCTCGTATTATCTCATATGGAGATAAACAAGGATTAGTTAGATTTGAAACAGCATATCGCCAAGGGAATGAACTAGATCGAGCAACAGCATGGTTAGATGCGAAAGGACTTAAATATTTCTATACAAAAGAATAGTTTTATGAATAAAAAATACTATCTGATTCTATAGGTAGGTACTTATATATTGATTTTCATCTTTATAGATGTTAGTGTAAAGGTACCGTTTCTTATTTATCTATGAACCAGTATCTGTAGAACGAATAGATTAATTTGAAAAAATCCCCTTTTGCACCTATATGCAGAAGGGGATTTTTTTTATGAGATTTAAAATTTACTTTTAGATAATGCCTTTAATATAGGATTAACTATTTTGCTTAATAAACGGAATCCCCTAAATATAGATTGAACAATTTTCATATTATCGTCCCCCTCAAACTAAGTAAATCTTACCAATTTATTGTATAGAAACTAAAGAAGCTTCAATTATGTACCTATTAGGGGCATCCCCAATATAGTTAAATGGATAACAGGTAGTTAATGTTAACGTTGGTGTATTTTTTTCGATAATCACAGTACGATCATCTGCACCTGTAATCCAGTGTTTTTGAATTTGATATATGTATATTCTTTTATCATATTCAACTAAAATATAGTCATTTTCTTGTAAATCCGCCAATTTAGTAAATACTGTGTCACGATGTCCGCTTAAAACAGTATGTCCATTACCAGAAGGAGTAGTGGTAATATCACTAATAAACATTCCTACCCCTTTTTTTAAAGTTTTAGCATCAGCGCCCCAATAAACTTGATATTTTTGTTTGATTTTCGGTATAACCATGTAAGCAATTTGTTCTCCCATTTGATGTTGAACTTGAGAAGCTGGAATCAGTTTTTGTGATTCCGGTAATGGTTCACTAGTGTTTGTAGAATTAGATTCTTGATGTGGTAGAGTATGTTGGGATTGTTCTTTGTTTGATTCGTTTTTGACATCTTTTTTCTCATTAGTGACAGGATGTATATTTTGATATTGTTGAATTTCAGTGCTTGTTAAGGATTCAACCGTTTTTCTTGCATCATACCAATCTATAAAGTAATAAACAAAGGCCAAAGACCCTATAGTAATTAGTATAACCCCCAACCAATCAATTTTTTTCAAGATTATCACTCCACATTAAAAACGACAGGATATTCCTGCCGTTTTAAGTATTAGTTTAAGCATTCGTTTTTTTACGACGGAATACAATGATTGAACCAACTAATACTAAAGCAGCACTTGCAAGCATCATTGTAACACCGTTAGATGCTGTATTAGGTAATTTTTCGCCTTGTTTTTTTGTTTCAGCCTTTACAGCTGTTTGTTCAGTTTGTTGTTTATTATTGGTTACTTGGTTATTTTGTTGTGTATTTTCCTGCTTAGTTTGTTCTTGAGGGTTAGTTCCTTTATTGTCTGTTGTAGTACTTGTACTTGTTTGATACGTATAATCTTCACATGGAATGCCATCTTTATCATTGTCTAAACGATGTGGATCGTTTCCAACACCATATCCGTTTTGATTCCAAAAAGCTTGAGCCTCTTGTTGATTTTTAAAATGTCCACAGTTTTTTGTGTCATTAGGACTTTTGGCTGCAAATGCAGCGGAACTATACCCGACTGTTAATAGTGTGAATGCTGTAGCTGATGCTAATAGTTTTTTCATGAGTGCTTTCATCCCCTTAAATGGTATATGTTTACATTTAAAAATTTTACATTCTTAAAGATGAAAATACAATAATAATTTGATTATATTTTCCTTTTCAATCGTTTAATGAGAAATTAGTTATAGCAGCATTATTTATAAGGAAGTTTCTATGAGAATGCCATTCGTGTATTAGATGAGATATTTTTCTCTGGTTTGGATGATCTAATAATAAGGAGGCTATTTCCTTTTGTGTTTTAAAAATACTTCTAATTAATTGGTCTTTTTCATTTGCTGTTTGACTAGTTATCACAATAGTATCCTCCTTTTTTAATAGTTATTTTTTAAAATCCTTATTGCTCTTGGCTTGGAGTTATCCCTTTGAATAAATCCTTTTTCTTCAAGTTTTAATAAGTGACTATGGATTGTAGAGGGGGAAGATATTCCTATTCCTTCACCAATTTCTCTGATAGATGGTGGATAACCGTATTCTTGTATTCGTTTCTGTAGGAAGTTTAAAATCTGAGATTGTCTTATTGTTAATAGCATGTAATGTAATGGCTCCTTCTATATAGGAAATATTTAACTATATAATAACAAAGTATGGCTTTTAAATCAAACGTACGTTCTGTTAGTGCGTGAAAAAAAGTGTACATGGTAGAGAGTTAAACCAGTACAATCGCCACAGTACACTTATGTCAGCCTATAAAAATATTAAAGATGAAAACTTCAGATATTATATTTTAAAGCAAAAAGCAGATGTATTCCATGCGATGAAGAGCTTTTTTAGAGAAGAATCAGGAGAGAAAATGGCATAACCCCTTTTTGAGGGGTTATTTTTTTAGTTGACATTGATAATGAAAATCATTATCATTTATTCGAGAAATGATTACATTTTAACTTATATATTTTGGAGGAGATGTCAAGTTGAAAAGAAATAAAAGAAAACATATAAATGCAATGATTATAGCGGCGACGTTATCACTTCCGTTTGCTGTTTATTCAACACCTGCTTTAGCGGCAGTAGCAATTGAGGCGAATAAAACGGGACAAGGTTTAGAAGATGGTACATATGACGCTGTTATTAAAGCGTATAAAGATAAAACAAATGAAGAGTCTATGGCAGCTGTTTATATAAAAAATCCGAAATTAACAGTTGAGAACGGAAAGAAAATTGTAACAGCAACGTTAAGTGATAGTGATTTCTTTCAATACTTGAAAACAGAGGATATACATACTCCTGGTGTGTTTCATGATGTGAAAGTAATATCAGAAGATAAAAAGAAAAATGGAACGAAAGTGATTCAGTTTGAAGTAGGGGAATTAGGAAAAAGGTATAATATGCAAATGCATATTTATATTCCGACAATGGCTTATGACAATAAGTATCAAGTACAGTTTGAAGTAAATACATTGAATTTAGAAAATAATGTTCCAGAAGCACAAAAGGAAAATAAAGAGGATAAAGTGGATCAACAAGATGAAAATGGAAATGTAATATTAGATAAGCAATTACAAAAGCATATTAATAAATATAACTTGAATAGAGAAAATTTAGATACCCCAATAACTAAGGAAGATTTATTAAAAGTTAAATCTTTAATAGTCGTTGAAGCTAAAAGTAAAGGAATAAAAGACGTAAGCAGTCTAGAATATATGAAGAACTTAGAAAACTTAACGTTGGAAGAAGTTAAGTTAGAAAATATAAAATTTATCTCGAATTTGAGGCAATTGAAATCATTAAGTATAACCTATGGCGAACTTGAAGATATTGGACCTTTGGCTGAGTTAGAACATATTGAGAGTTTAAGCTTGAGAAATAATAAAATTTCAGATTTAAGCCCACTAAGTCAAATGAAGAAGATTAAATTGCTAGATTTAAATAGTAATTATATAAAAGATATTAAACCATTATTTACAGCGAAATCTTTAAGGACTTTGACTGTAGCAAATAATCAAATTAGTAATGCTAATCTTGCTGGGATTGAGCAACTGAAGAATGTGAAGAGTTTATCTTTAAGTAACAATGGACTTACTAATATTGAACATATTACACCAATGAAAAAATTAGTAGAGTTAGACCTTTCTAAAAATGAATTAGAAAACATCGAACCTTTATCAAGAATGTCTACTGTACAATCACTTAATTTAGAAGAAAACTATATTTCAGATATAACACCACTTAGTCAATTAACAGGTTTATATGATTTAAAGCTAGCGTTAAATGAAATTCGTGATGTTAGACCGGTTCAAGAGTTAGGAAAAAGAATGTACATTGACGTTCAAAGACAAAAAATCTTTTTAGATGATGTAGAAAAAGATAAGGAAGTTAAAATACCTATCTATAATTTACAAGGCGAGCCACTCGATACTATTCAATTAAAGAATGGAGATGGAATAGTTAATAATGGTTCTGTTAAATGGAGTACTACCGGTGAAAAAACATATGAATTTATATTAGATATAAAGCCAGAAGAAAATCGTATTAAGTTTAATGGAACAGTAATTCAAAATGTTGTTGAAAGGTTAGATGAAATAAAAGAGGATAATGAACAAAAGGAAAATGTAATTCTCGATAAAACTTTACAACAACATATTAATAAAGAGAATTTAGGTAGAGAGAATTTAAACGCTCCTATCACAAAAGAAGATTTATTACAGATTAAAAAATTAGAGATCCTTAAAGAAAAAGGAAAAGAGATAAAAGATATAACAGGCTTAGAATACATGATGAACTTAGAAAAACTCACTTTGGAAGGAGTAGGTCTGAAAAATATTGAGTTCATCTTAAACATGAAACAATTGAATAATTTGAATGTATCTCATAATCAAATTGAAGATACTACTCCATTATCTTCATTAAAAAATTTACAATGGTTAAATCTTACAGATAATCGTATTAAAGATGTGTCAGTTCTTGGATCAATGTTAGACTTACTTAGTTTAAAATTAGCTGAAAATGAGATTCGTGATGTAAGGCCGTTAATACAATTAGGCCAGTGGGGAACAATTGATGTTAGAAGGCAAAAGGTCATTTTGGATGATGCAGAAATAAATAAAGAAGTGAAAATACCTGTATATGATTTAGAAGGGGAACGAATTGAAAAGATTACGTTAAAGAGTGCAGGTGGAATGCTTACTGATGAGGGAATCATTTGGAGTACTCTAGGAGAAAAAATATATGAATTTGACTTGGATGCAGATCATTATGAGACGGGCATATTATATAGTGGCATCGTCATGCAGAATATAGTAGAAAAATTAATACCGAAAGAAGAAGTAAAAGAGCCGGAAAAAGAAGTTGAAGAAACAAAAGAAGAAGTGAAAGAAACGATAAAAGAAGTTGAAGAAGAGCAGGAGGAAGTAAAAGAG